GTCCCCCTTGCCCTTCTTTCGTTCGACCCTGGGGGGCGTGTGCGGTTCTAATATCCGCCGTTATATTTCAGCCACCATTCGTTTATATATGCTTCCCATTCCTGGCGGTCCCTATCTTCGCACGCTTGCAACCTTGCAAGACATTCTTCTTTCGGTGTGTCGATAAAAACTTCCCGTGCGCCTAACATATCCACAAGGCGTTCGCGTTCGCCCTGGTAAGCGTACCCGCCTATTATGTAAGCATTTAACCACTTACCCCGACGAAGTCTTACACTTTCGATTAACTGGTCCCGTACACTGAAAGCGATTGTTTTTAACCTTCCAGGCTTTACATATCTTTCGCACCCGCTTACGCATTGCCATATCGAATCCATGTCAACAACCAGGTCGCCTTCGTTCATGTTCTCTTTAACAAAAGACGTCTTACCGCTTAACGGCGAACCGTATACGATAAATACCTGGCGATTGCTATAACTCAATTTGTTATGTATAAGGTTGTGGCAACGATGATGCACAAGCGCAATATTGCACGGGTTTAAACTGATATTGAAATCCGTGTAGTTTTCTTCGGTCAGTTCCGTTTTATGGTGTCCGATGCAATCGTATGCTTTCACAATGGGCCGTCCGCAATGTTCGCATATTATAAAGCCTTCCGCGTTTATGCGGTCGTTCTTTAGCATCTGCAATAAATTAACCCATTCTTTTGAACGGTAAAAGTTGTATAAACTCATAATCACTTAACATACATGTCCGAAATACTCACTACTTTTCCATTGTAACTACTTGCGCACGCCCACACCAAATATTTAAGCGAAGCAGTAAACATACTATCAATGTCAAAAGAATATGTTTCTTCTGACGGTGTAACCGTCATAGTTGCTGTATTGCTTGCGGTTGTAGGTTTAGCATAAGATGCATTGCTACCTAATGTGACTGTTACGTTGTCGTTCGTGGTAGCTTTGGCCTTGATATAAAGACGTTTGCCATGCCCGACATATTCCGAAAGTGATTTTGAAAAAATCATACGGGCCGTTGTTCCTCCTGCGTTCTGCTGGATATTTAACCGTTGTATAGTATCTTCTACAATAAGGCCAGTTCCGTTGATAGTATAACTACATAACAGTCCGTCCCCACCTTTAAATAAATATTTAGCTGTGGATATTACGTCTTTGTGTACCTCATGCGATACCCCGTTTTTATCCACTACGAATATTTTATTTTCGGCCTGGTCGTAATACATATTGCTATTACCACCGCCACCGCCACCGTTTCCGTTGTAATTAAAAATCATTTGTATACCTCCGAACTAAAATAAATTCGCTTCTACTTGTCTTTCTCGCAACTCTAATTCCCGTTTTTTCAGTTCGTACGCCTGCGGGTCGTTGCTCCATTCTTCGTCGTAATTCTTTAATAAAAGATTGATGCTTGCCACGTCGGGCAATGCACTTTTTATCATTATTTCCTCTTTTACGACTTTTCCGTCTTCTTTGACTATCTTTCTTTCCTCATACTGGAACCCGTGCGCCTTGCGAATAAGCGTTGATTTCAAGTCTTTTACAAGGTTTTCCCGCCCCTTTTTAAGGGCGGACAATAAAGGCGGAAATTCTTTTTTGTATTGCTTCCATGCCGTATAACCAACGCCCAAACATTCGGCTATTTGCTTTTCTGTCATTGTCAAACACATTTCGGCGATTTCGTCCAGCCTGGGTTCGACATGACTTTTATATTTGTTTGGTCGTCCCTTCATGTTTCAATCACTCCCCGTTTAGCAAGATTGCTTTCTGTCCCGTGTACGCTTCCCAGCGTTGAATTATTACATCAATCCAGCGGGGGTCTAATTCCATTGTGTAGCATCTACGGTTTAACTGTTCGCAAGCCATAAGCGTTGAGCCACTGCCACCAAACAAGTCTAAAATATTAGTAAATTCATTATTTTTATCAAACTTACTTATAATCTGCGAAAATAACTTACAAGGTTTTTGTGTAGGGTGTACTCTATTTACTTTTTCACTTGCCATTGTAAACTGCCTCACTACACTTCTAAAATTACTCCAAGCCAGCTCACAGTCTGTCTGGTCACTTCCACCGTTATTTTTATCCCATACAATCCAACATTCTGAAGAAGGTAGACATTCAGTGTAATAATTAGCGCCCCACCAAACTTGTTTTACTTTTTCAAATTTTGACTTACATAAAATAAAACTATCAATAGCTACTGTATTATCTTCATCATTCAAAATATCAGTTTTGTATGTTTCAGATAACACTCCGCTCTTAGATACAGCGCTCATACCGTAAGGAGGGTCAGTGTAGATAAGATTAACGCATACACCACTTAATAACTCATCAATGTCATTAACTGAGGTGGCGCTACCACACATTAAACGATGTTCGCCTAGCTGGTAAATGTCGCCCCGTTTCGCTTTCGGTTCTTCGGGCAACTCCGCTTCGAAATCGTCTTCCGTTGTTTCGATGTTTTCGTCTTCCGTTTTGATTTCTTCAAATCCGAAGACGCTCATATCTACAAATTTAAGGTCCTGCATTTCAAGTTCCAATTTTTCAAAGTTCCATGTTGCAATTTCGCCGACTTTGTTGTCCGCAAGGCGAAAAGCCTTTATTTGTTCTTCGTCCAGGTCGTCGGCAATAATACACGGTACTTCCTGGATTCCCAAACGCAAACACGCCTTGAAACGGGTATGTCCTGCAACGATAACGCCGTCCTTGTCGATTACAATAGGAACCTTGAATCCAAATTCTTTTATGCTTTCTGCTACATATTGCACCGCGTCGTCATTATTTCGCGGGTTGTTTTCGTATGGTGTCAACTCTGCAATACTCTTTTGTATGATTTGCATTTTTTTAACCTCTTTTGTGTGTTTTATAGCCGTGTGACGTACTTGTCGGAACAATTCAACCAGCCCGCGCCCGATTTCAAGCGACCCCAGCTTCCGTTTGTTTCGACAATGGTGTATACCTGGCCTTTTTTAACGCTTCCAACTACATCGTAAGAAGTGCCAGGGCCTTTTCTGTAATTAAGACTGTCGACGGCGATTTTTACCTGGAAAGAAGCGTCGTTCTTCTTCGGTTCTTCGGTCTTTGTTGCTACGGTCTGCCCCGTAATGCCTTTTACAATCGCCTGGGCCATTGTCTTATAGTTATAAATTGCCACGTCGTCCGCATCGTCAACGAAACAACATTCGATTAACATTGCGGGCGAATTTGTTTTCGCAAGAACGTACAAACCAGGGCGATATTTTACACCGCGATTTGTATATCCCAGTCCCGCGATTGCCGATGCCGTTGCGGTTGCGTACGTTTTCGCCTTACTCTTTGCGCTATATACAAGAACTTCGGTTCCCGTGGTTTTGCCGTCGCGTCCCCTTTTAACAAGCGCGTTAAAATGTATGCTGACGTCCAGGTCCACTTTGTTCGCGTTACACTTTGCGACGATTTTGTGTAAAACGTCTGTTTTGTTGTTTCCGTTGTCAACGGTACAATCGAAAACGGTATGCCCCAAACTACGAAGCATTGCGACAACTTCGTCTTTTACCTTGCGGGCTTCCGTTGATTCCTTAATATATCCGATTGCCCCGCACGCTTTTTTCCCGTCGGGATTGTGGCCTGCGTGTACGTTTATTCGCATACTTGCGCCCCCTTTGTCGTATTGTGTTAAATCGTATTTTTCGATTATGTCTGTAAGTTTCTGCGGGTATGTTAAACTGGTCGAATATCCGCATATACGCAACAATTCACAAACTGTTTTATAGCTTGTGTTTCCGATGATTGTTTCGTATCTCAATTCGCCACCGATTTTTCGGGTTGCGATATATGTATTATGGTCTACGATGCTTTCGTCCCATGAATCGTAAGCGCGCCATTCCGTGTTTTCTACGGTATAACACGAACCGTCGGGCCGTTGTTCCGTGGCCTGCTTAACGTACGTTTTACCCGTCCAACCGTTCTTCTTGATTCCGAAAAGCGCATTTGCATTTACGGCAAGTTCACTTGTTCCGAATCCACTTTCAAGAATAGCTTGCGCAATCACGACTGACGGCAACATGATTCTGCGGTCCTTCCAGTCTTCAACCGCTTTTCGTGATACCGTTTTTATAAAATCAATCGTTTTGATGTTCAATGTGGTAAATCCTCTTTTCGTGGTCGTTGATTATGACTTCCTGGCTATCCAACTTTTGCGAAATGTTTAAATAGTCTTTACTTAACTGTTTAATGTTCGCACTTAATTCTGTAATGCTTTTGTTTAAATTGATTATGGGTTTAATTATCGCAATGATGCCACCCAGCAATGGAACGACTGTCACTAAAACAACCCCGATTATTTCATTTGTATTCATTCCGCATTACCCCTTTGCCTGGATAATAAGCTGGCTATTGTATACGGCCATACTGACGCAAACAAAACCCTGCACAAGTGACGTAAACAAGCCCAGCACGCTAAAACCTTCCGTTCCAAATACATAAAGACAAGTCAACACAAGCGAAACGCCCGTTAAAATCAAAGGGATATACGCGTCGCTGATACGATTTGTTTTTTTAAGAATTGCACCCAGTCCGTTCAAAGCGGGAACCAGCACAAGCAATTCGGGTTTGATATACTCTAAATATTCCATTTTGTGGCCCTCCTGCGTTTTTTATTTAATTGTATATAATTAAATAAGTCGCGCATAGACGACAACGGCGCGCACCCCCTACGCAATAGAAAAAGGGACGTTTCCGCCCCTTATTCCAAATAACTGTATATGATTTGTATTAACCGTTTCTTTTGCCGTTTAATGGTCGAAATGTCCTTTTCCATACATTCCGCAATGTTCGCCATTGATACGCCGTCGCGGTACTGTAAAAGTATGATGTCAATGTACGGGTCGGACGCTAACTTGCGCAACGCCTTTTCGATGCCTTTGTTATTTACGCCCCTAAAGAACAAATACATTTCGTTGTCTATCCGTCGCAATATGGTCGGATAGTCTGCAAAATCGACCTGGCGTTGCCGTAATACTTCTTTGACGGTTTCTTGTATGATTTCCCGTAATTCTTCGTCAATCATTCGTTACCACTCCTTCCCGCAACCACAATACACGTTAAAACCATGCCAACAACCGCGCCTATTATAAAACTAATAATTGCCGTTAAAATCATTTTACACCTACTTTCTAATCAAACTCCTGCCTTAATGTAAAGTTCATTGTTCCGTACTTATTTTTCTTGATATACTGTTTTGCATATTCATATAACGCACCAACCAAAGTGTTTCTGTAATAATAAAATGGTTGTCCTTGGCAACAAACCACAACTACAAATTTATAATTTTTCTTTTTCATTCCACCCCACCCCTTTTCACTATGTTGATTGCATCTGTAATAGCACTCTGACCTTGCCAATCACACATATTAAGACAATGTTCTTCTACTCTTTCCAACTCTGCCACAATATTATCCATAGGCTTGCGTGTGTTCCATTTCTCTGTAAGTTCCCTCTTTGTTGTTTCCTTTGTCCATTTCGAGGCATCTCTAGGCATCTGTTCACTTTCCATAAATACCCTACAAGTACATTTGTTTTTTCCAATTCCTCTTGTAACAAACCACCTTGTATTTTTATCTCCTATAAGTGCTATCGTCACTTCCCCACCGCAAAACGGACAAGGAAGAAGTTTTGTTTCACTCATTCCACCACCTCCAATTCCTTTTCTATGCAATCAATACATAATTGTCGCCCGTCGTATTCGTATATTGTTTTTTCGTCTTTGCACTCGTCACAATAATAATGCGGGACGCGTTTGTGTTCGCCCGTGCATGGATAACCAGGAACGGCGCACCCGCAACATTCATTCTCATAAACTATCATTCTATCAACCCCCGTTTTTTGTGTATTCCATTTCCTGCAATTTCCCGTAGCTGATACCCATTTCGCGCGCCCGCTTTGCCATTTCGTCCAGGCTTTCAACCTTGCCCCGTCGCTTTTTTGTCTTTCGCGCGGGAATATTCGTTGTTTCTTCGCTTTCGAAATGTTTTTCTTTCTTGCTATCGGCTTCCTTGCGTATGTCGTTCACTTTTACGCTATATTCCCCAAACGTAAACGACCTAAAACCAGCACAAACACGGCCCGAAACATAATTATTATATTTACCCAGGAACAACGACGCTTTTTCGTTCGTTGGGAAGCAATGAACTTCCCCCGTTGTCATGTTCGTTATTTCTACTTTATTTTGCACTTTCGCGCCCTCCTTCTATCATTTTCGCATTGCACATTCCGTCGATTAAAACGCGCAAACTTTCGGGAATCTGCGACGCCTTCTTTTGACGTTCCGCCAGGTTTTCATAAATCATTCGAAAATTAGCACGGTCCGCCATTTCGTTTTCACTCAAACACAAATTGCGAAATCCCAGGCGTTCGACACACTGTCGCGTCAAATCGTCCAGCGTTGCCAATGCTTCGCCTTCGCGATATGAACCGTAATAACGAATCGCTTTTTTTACCTTTTCCCAGCCGTCCCCCCAGTCGGGAATCTCGCCACTTGTAACCGTGGCGCATATTTCCCGAATGTCGGCGATTGTGGGCGGAAATTTATTCGTTAAAATATATTTTTGTATTCCTGCAGATGCCGTTTTATATTCGATGTCCTGCAACATTTGGAACCATATTTTTACCGAATCCGCGTCGGGCAAGAATCGTTCGGAAGTATACACGGCCTTCATGCCTTTAACTAAAACTTTAAATTCGTTAAAATCCATTGTGCGCCCTCCTAAATATCGTCTATCCAATCAAGACGGCCTTTTGGTTCCTGCTTCTGCTTCTGTTTTGCATCTTTACGCGCCCAGTTTCGAATCGTTGCATAATGACTTTTATATTTCTTCCCAGTGCTGGCAATATACGCGGAAAGATTTTCGATGCGTTCTTCGATGTCGATGTATTCGTCTTTCAGCTTTTCCAGTTCTTCGTCTGTTAGCAATACGTTTTTATATTCGCCGTATTTATGCTTTGACGGTTTGGGCGGGGACGTGGTCGCGACATTTATGTCGGGACCTTCCATATCCTTACCTAACTCTAAACTATCCTTACCTAACCTATCCTTACCTAACCTATACTGGGTATCCATATCGGATACATTTTGTATACATTCTGTATCCATTTGGTTGTCGTTTGGTATACCAAGCGTATATGCGCGGTTATTTTTGATTTCCAAGCACTTCTTTTCTTCAATGTATACAGTCGGTTTGTAGCGGTCGGATTGTATGTAGTTGTGGATTTTCCAATGCTTTATAACAACGATTCCCGATTCGAACGGAATTATAAAATTTTTTGCGATTAACAATTTTAAATCGTCTTCCGATGCGCCAACCATTCGTTGTATTTTCCGCGGGTTGTTTATAAATCCGTCGTCGTCTGCCCGCATGGATAAGTGAAAATATAAAGATTGCGAAGACAACGGCATATCCAGGAACGCGTCACTATCGATTATGGTTTTTGCAAACATTCTTCTTTCGGCCATTTATAATTCCCCCTCAAAATAAATCTTTTTGTCATTCGCAAGCGCGAATCCGAACTCCATATTTGCCCCTGGCGACGTCTTCCAGCCGTCCAACATATAAATACATTCGCAAAACTCAAGCATTGCAAGGCTTGTTACCATGTATTCGGAATGTGTTGTTTCGGGCGGAAGCTGGCCGTTTACCTTTGCGGGATTTACTGGAATAAACCCCGCATCGCGTAAATGCTTTTCGGCCCTGGCGAATCGTTCCATATAGTCGGTTGTTCCCGTAATTTTTCCGCTGATATAGATTTTCATTTATGCCCCTCCTATTCTTGCCAACTGTCTTTTGATTTTATAGTCGATTCTTTCATTTACCGCGCTTTCGCAATCGTACATGATTTTCAACTGTTCACACATGATTAACACGTCCGCAATTTCGTCTATAACGTCCGTTGCGGTTCCTTTGCCCCGACGTTCTTTCAATATTGCTTTGGTAAGTTCGGAACATTCTTCGATTGCCATGTCCTTTTGTGATTCCGCGCCGTATGTAAAAATAATAAATTTTAAATAGTCGATTTGTTCTTTGCTCATGTTTTCGCGTACTCCTTGAATGTTTCTTCTTTGACGCTTCGCGCGTATTCCACTTCGGAATCGCTGGCAAGTTCGGGAAAAATGTTTTGCAATTTCCGTCTGCATCTGCCGACCGTTTCAAAATTCGGAAGTTTTAACGCCTTGCGGTTCATAAATGCGAACACAATGGAAATGTCCTTGTAATCGTCGCCCAGTTCCGCACATACGCGGGCATATAATACATGGTCGCTGTTTCGTGCGTCGGGGTGTTCTCTCAACACTCTTTCAACAATCTTTTGCGTGTTTTTTATTTCTCTCATTTTTATACCTCCGTTATATCAACTTCGATTCGTGGGTTTTTGGAATCTATGAAAAAAGAATCCGTAAAACCTTCAACGCCCCGCCAGCCGTCACACTCAATCACGCCGTTTTCGACAAGCGCGTCAAGTATGAATTTTTTAGCAAAGCATATATTGTCCAGGTCCCGTTTTTTATTCACTTCATACCAGCGGAACGCCAGGCGCACCCGTCCAGCAATATGGACGCCCCGCAACTGTGAAAATATGTGCGCCGTTATAATGTCTTCGTTTTTCTTCTTCATTCGCGCCCCGACATACTGGTTTGTCCTGCAAGCCCTTGTATAATTGTTCAACCCGTCAAGTTTGCCTTTTATAACAAGCGTATACATATTTGCGCCCCCTTAATTAAACGGTAATTCGTCCACAAGCCCGTCGGGAATGTTCATAAATTCATCGGACGCGGGCGTTTCGGTTGTGGGCGTTCCTTCCTGGGCGCGTTTACTTTCGGCGAACTCGATGTCGTCCGCGATGCAATCGTTTGTATATACCTTTACGCCTTCGTTGTTGGTGTAACTTCCAGTCTGCCAGCGTCCCGTTATTAAAACCTTTGTTCCTTTAAACAAATACTTTTCCGCAAATTCGGCCTTTTTACCGAACGAAACAACATTGATAAAATCGGCCGATTCTTCTTCGCCATTTTTGCGTCTACGGTCAACGGCAAGCGTAAAACGCGAAATTGCCATAGGTTCCGCCCCTTGTGTGTATCTTGTTTCAACGTCGCGGGTAAGACGCCCGCATAAAAGTACAATGTTCATGTGTTCAACCTCCTATAAATAATTGCGCCCAAATATGCGTATAAACTCGTCACGCGTCCCGTTTTGGGCTTCAAAATGTTTCTGTGATACTTTCTTCAAGTGCAAGTCAAAATCGCGGTTAAAATGGACGCTGGCGGGTCCTGCGGTATGGTGTAGCATACACAACGGGACAATATAACCGTATCTGTCCGAAATCTTGCGATTTGACGCACCGAAAACATGATGAACTTGAATATACGGCGAACCGCATACAATACATTCTTTCATGTTGCGTATTATTGCTGATTCAACTTCTTTTCCCATGCTTCTAAACTCCTTCGCATATCTTCACTTGTGGGCGGGTCCAGGTTCATTTCGCGCATTTCCGAAATGACGCCGTCCAGTAAGACGGTAAATTCTTGCGTGTTGTATGTGCTTGAACCGAAATAACAAAGCATCTGTACGGCCTTTTGACCGTTTATGTCAATTTCGCCGATTACTTCCGATTCGCGCCACTGGGATTTCACGGCGTCCACGACGGCGGGTTTTACGCAAATATATGTAAATTTCCCGTATCGCCGAAGCATCTGCAAGTATATGTCCCATTTGTCGGCCCGTAATGCGTTCGCAATCTGTCCCAGGCATACCCAAAGTAAAGAATTTGAATCTATGCTACGTTTGGCCCGATACTTTTTCGCTTCGATTGATAGCTTTTCACATTCCAGCAATTTGTTTATTTCTTCTGTCGGTTCCCCGTCAATTTGAAACGTGACGGTCATTTTTCCCGTATTCCAATCACGGGCAACGCCGACAAGTTTTCCCGTACACTCCATGCCTACACGTCCTTTATTTTCTGCCAATTATCCAGGATATTTCGGAACTTTAATTCCGTTAAATCGCCCAGCGTTTTAACCTTGTATAAACGCAAGATTTTTTCAACCGCGACGCCGTCTTCTTTGCACTTGTTCAATAACGACTTGACCTTAATATCAGAAATTTTCGAATTTTCAATCTGCTTTTGCGCTTCCAGTTCTTCCGCTGTCGGGCCGTCCTGGGGCTTTCCCTGGGGCTTGTTCTGTGCTTCGATTGCGTTCGATGCTTCTTCATACGATGCGATTGCAACGTCGCTTCCGATTCCCAACATACCAAGCGCACGCCCAACGGCCGACGTTTCGCAATTCTCTATGTAACTTGTACGATTGACGGTTGTTGACCCTTCCTTTTCGTATGCGGTCCCCGTTGCCAGTTCCCGCCCGTTTTCGTCCGATACAGTCGCACGAATGACGCAAACCCCGCCGTCAATCGATACAATGTCCGTGTGTATGCACCCGTCGGGAAATAACATTCGAAAAGCCTTTATACGCTGACTGACTTCTGCGTATTCCTTGCCCTTTACGGGTATTGTTTTTATTTCCGCATTTGCTTTCTGCAATTCTTCAAAAGTCATTCGTCGCCCTCCTTCTTAATGTTTAACACTTCACGGATAACGCGGTCGTTTATATATTCCGAATTGTTTGCGTGATTTGTGATGATTTCCAATATGACATGACACATAAGTAAATATTTGTATTCTTCGATGCTGATTGTGATTTTGTCGTCCATTTGCTACCCTCCTATAAAACGCCGTATTCGATGCCGTGCGCCTGCAAGAAATCGAACAACGCTTTTTTTGTTGTTTCTGTTACCGTAACTTGCAAATAAAACGTGCTTGTTTCTTCGACCGCTTTTTCCTGGACGGGTTCGGGTTCCTGGGCGGGTTCCTGGGCGGGTTCCGCTTCTTTTACGGGTTCCGCTTTGGGTTCTTCGACCGCCTTTGCAAGTTCCATTTCGCGCATTGCTTTTTCTTCCGCCTGCTTCTGCTTCGCAAGTGCCATTTCACGCATTGTATTCGCTTCATTTACGGCCCTTTTTGCGTCCAGCGTCTTTTTATACACTTCCGACGCTTCGAAGCCTATTTCGGGCAAATTCGCAAGCATTTCGAAGTCTACTTTTACCGATTCCACGCGGAAGTCGATTTCTTCCTGGACCTTTTTAAAACTAACGCTGGCATTTAACCACTTGTCCGAAAAGATGCGGTCAAGCGTCAACCATTCGGGAACGTCCAGGCCCGCGAAATATTCTTTGATGCGGTCTTCCTTTTCCTGCTTTTGCTTTGCTTCGTATTCCTTGACTTGCGTGTCAATTAACGCAATCGGTTCATTTATCAACGCGATAATGTCCTTTAATTGCTTTTCAAAGTCTTCATACGGCTTTAAATACAGTTTTTTAATTTCCTTGCGCCTGGTGTCTAACGCCTGCATAAATTTGTTTAATGTGGCGCGGTCTTCCTTCGCCAGTTTGATTTCGCCGTCCGAATAAATGACGCTTCTGTAATACTCCATTTTTGCGGAAATTTCCGCCTTTATTTCTTCGTGATTCCAGGTAATGGGGGAATGTTCCGCCCCTTCGTAGATTTTCAATTCCATTTTTTAGCCCTCCAATACAATTCCTTTGATTTCGCCGTCGTTGATTTCGAACGCGATTCCCTTTTCGTCGTGTAACTGTTCCATTTCTTCTAATGTGATTTCGTGTGCAAATTCTGATTTCATTCTTTTTCCTCCGTTTCGATTGTGTATTCAATTTTTAAGTTTTCTTGTTCCGCCAGTAATTCAACCAGCGTTTGCAAAATGATTTCGCCCATGCTTTAAACCTCCACGCGCTATTCCACTTTTTTACGTCGTGTTTTCACGACTTTACGGCAAAAAATAAAGGTTTACTTCGCCGAAATCAATTCCCAGCATATCGCAAGCCCTTACGACTTCGGGCATCTTCCAGTCAACTTTACCGTTTAAACGTGCCGACAACTGCGTTTCTTCCATGCCGTACGCTTTCGCAAATGCAGACTGACTTCCAAATACTTCGATAATCTTTAAACGAAGTTCTTTCGACTTCTTGTTCATTGTTTTACCTCCTTTCCGTTTTCACGCTTTTGTGTCGTGTTTTCACGCTTCACGATTTTTATTATATTGATATAATTTTGTTTGTCAACTATTTTCTTGCGAAAATCGTGATTTCTTGATTTTTTTGTCGCGTTTTCTGTTGCATTGCGCAATTTTATAGTTTATACTTTTAATTACAAAAAGGGGGTGTAAAAGAATGGAAAATGTAAATAACAGAATCGAAGAAGCGTTAAATCTGCGTGATATGAAGCAAACAGAATTAGCGGAAAAAACGGGGCTTGACAAACGTTCAATAAGTAAATGGGCGTTGCAAAAATACCAGCCGAAATTCCCTGCAATGTCTAAAATGGCCGAAGTGCTGGACGTGTCTGTAATGTGGCTTGCTGGTTATGATTGCGAAATGGAAAGATTAAGCGAAGAAACGGAACTGACGCGAATTGCGGAATATACCAAACTATTAAAAAAAGACGGAAGATTGCGACGTCTTGCTCTTAATCTTCCGTTATTATCTGATAGTCAATTAAAAATGATTGAAAATATGGTTTCTGAATTTATTTCTCTATCGGGTAAGCATAGCGAAAACCAGGAATAACAATTCTTTGTCGTCGCTTTTCTCTACAAGTTGAATAATTAGTTTTTTTAAATCGGACATACGTTCTCCTCCTGCTAAAATTAGCATAATAATAACATAAAAAATCAACGTGTAACGATGAAAAAATTATATTCACATAATGTTCAAAAAATCAACATAAACAAACCGCAAAGGGGGCCAAAATATGACAAACATTGAACGCATAGCTTGTTATATAAGAGTATCACACAACGAACAAAAATTGCACGGTCTGTCATTATCGGCGCAACGGGACACGTTGCAAACATACGCAAAACTTCACGGGTTAAAAATAGTTGAATGGTACAACGACGAAGGGGTTTCGGGGCGTAAGCTGATAAAAAGACGCCCAGCCCTGCAAAAAATGTTAAACGATGCAAGGGAAGGAAAATTCGACCGTATTATATTTATTAAACTGGACCGTTATTTCCGAAGCGTGGGCGAATATTACGAATGCCAAAAAATACTTGATTCGCATAACATTACATGGACGGCGACCGAAGAAAAATACGACCTTACAACGGCAAGCGGGCGTTACTGGGTCACGCAAAAACTTGCAATGGCCGAATATGAAGCGGACAACACGGGCGAACGAATCCGCCTTGTAAATGACTATAAAATCAAAACGGGGCAACCGTTGACGGGTTCCCATTGTTTGGGCCTGGGGTATACCGTGGAAAAAATCGACGGCGTAAAAAGAGTTGTAAAAGACAAGGAAAACGAAGAAATTATAAACGACTTTTTGCATCACTTTATTACCCACCAGGGGCAACGACTTTCTATCGACTATATACGAAACAAGTACAATGTTTCCTGGTCGTATAACTCAATCCGAAAAGTGCTAGTCGATGAAAAGATATGCGGACGATATAAGGGCAACCCGAACTATTGCGAACCATATATCACACCCGAACAATTCGAACAAATCCAGGACATTATAAAAAACAAAAATGTAAAACGTACCCAGGGCAACCGCGTGTATATTTTTACTGGTTTAATTGCTTGCCCGAAATGTGGTCGAATTTTGGGGGCGCATAACACGGGCAAGGAAGCAGATAGAATAATACAAACGAAGAACGGCCCGCGAAAACAGAAATACAAAAAAATATATAATTCGTATAGATGCTTGCGAAGAATTAAGGAAAAGTCGTGCGATTTTGCGCCGTATGTGTCGGAAGAAAAAGTCGAAAAAGCCCTTCTTGCGCATCTTGATTCATACGCAACGGCGCACATTAAAGAAGTAACAATCCAGGAACAAGAAAGAAGAACCGCACCCGCGGAAGACGTTATAAAAGGAATTAAAGGCGAAATGACGCGATTAAATACAATGTTTATGAAGTCGCGCATTGAAGAATCCGAATATGATAGATTATACAAGGAACTGGAAGCACGCCTGGAACGCGCCACGGCCGATTTAAAGCCCGTTGAACGGCGCGACCTTACAATTTACCATGACTTAATAAAAAGCGACTGGAAAAGCCTATACGGGGCCTTGACGCAAGAAAATAAACGGGCGTTTTGGCGTAGGATATTAAAGGGCGTCGAAGTGGACGAAAAAGGGCAATTCGTAAAGCCTATATTTTTTTGATGCGGGGTTGTACTAAATACCCCGCACCATTCGGGGCGCATGAGTTAGGACAAATAAAAAAGGGGCGGTAATTAACCGCCCTATTTTTTGTTCAATATTTTAATATTTGTTCAGTTCATTCGCTACAACCCACAAATTTATGTCGCCTTTATGGGTATATAAATCGATGTTTTTATCAATCAAAGTATTTATGATTTCTTTTGCCCTGGCAACTCGACGGGTAAGTCTATCCAGGTCGTAAACGTATAAAGCATCATGAGGTCGTAAAATATCAAAAAGTTTGTTCAATTCCTCCCCGTCCACCTCTATAATTATTTTATCGACTTTATCTTGTAAAAAATTGATTTGTGAAATTTTAAAATCCTCGCTATTTGCCCTTACATATCCATACTTCATATTTTTTAACCTCCTTATTTATTCAACTGTGCTTTATAAATTGCAAACGGTGTCTGTACTTCTAAACCGTCCGCAAGCATCTGTTTAACGGTTCCCGCTTTCCAATACCCGCAACCCTCCGTCTTGTCTATCACTTCCGCAAGCGTGACTTTCTTTTCGGTTCCGTCCGCCTTGCTTATTTTAATAAATTCCATTTTATAGACACTCCTTCTTTGTGTGTTCCGCTTTAAATCTCATAAGGTCCAAAACGTAGTCGGGACATTTTCGCAAGCCCCCCTCCCAGTTTTGAATCGTGCGCGGGGGAATCCCGAAGAACTCCCCGAACGCTTTTTGTGTCAGTCCCATTTCCTGGCGTAATTCTTTAACGTCCATTTACAAATCCCCCTTTATTTTCTTGTCGATATACGCAACCATGCTTTCGGCCTGCTTTTGTGAATAAAGTGTTTCCAGGTCCTCTTTGCTGATTACTAACATAGAAATCAAATTGCCACGGTCAAAATTATTTTTCCAGGGCGCACCACTTAACCAATCAATCGGGCATTGCTTGTCGTTCAAAACATAATAGTCCATGATTTTCGATTCTTCCCAGTCGCATATACGACGAATCGGGGTTGTTTGATATTCCGCGTGATGCCCTGGCGTGTGGGCGTCCTTCCTTGCCCTTGCCTTGATAAATGTTACGCTTGTGCTTTTGCTAAAATCCTTCAAATACTCTCTTACTTTCATTTTTTCCACCTTTCTGCCCGTCTTGCCGTTGGCCCAGCTTTATTAAAACAGTAGTTTTAAAGTGCTACAACCTCTATATATTTTACTTTGTTCGGAAAATAAAACTGTAATGTTTCCCCTGCTTGCATATATGTTATACTTTCCACTTGACAATCCATCATTGCATAACCGTTATCTGCAAAGAAACTTCTTATTTCACTTCTACCGATGATGTTTTTAAACTTTATAACCTTTTCTGCCGTTGTCTGCTCATTGTTTACACACTTTAATTTCCACATATTCATTCCTCCATAAAATACATTTTTTCTTTTGGTTCCTGGGGGACGATGCCCCCAGGTTGTTAAATGTTCAAATCGTATTCGGCGTTTGCTTCGCGCTTCTTGTCTAACCATGCGCAACATTGTGTATATGTTCCGTAAAATTCGTCGTGCGCCTTTTCCATGCCTTCGCGCTTTACGATGTATAACCCGTTTTCGTATGAAATCCAGTAATGCGTCCCGCCCGTGTAAGTATCTTTTAAATGTGTCATATTGTTTCCTCCCCTATTCTTTGAAATATCCCGCGTTTTCTAATGCTTTGTAAATTTCCGAATGGACGTTGGCGTCCAGTTCTGCTAATGCGTTGCGTTTTTTGATTTTGTTGTATTCGCTTGACTTATACGCCATTATCGCGATTGCGTTTAGTACCTCTTTTGTTGCCGTTATCTTTCCAAGTCCTTTGATTTCTACTTGCATATTAAAACCTCCAATGTGTTATCTTGAGATAAGTATACACCCATTGAGTGTATATGTCAACAAAAAATTTTGCAATATAAAAAGACGGCCAGCGATTGACCGTCATTTTTAATTATTTGAATAATATAAACACGCGCAACACATTGTCGGGGTTTAAATTGTTTATTTTTACACCGTTTTCAACGGGTTCGATGCTCATAAGGTTTATTTCTGTTTTGTAACCCTCCGCGCTTGCGTATGCCCCGTCACGGTATACATGGATAGTGTGTGCGAAATTGTTTATCTGTCCCATAAATACGGCCCGCAAAAACGGACTGGCAAACGTATAACTGGCCGATTGCGCAATCTGTATAACGGCCGAATAACACAAGTGATTATACGCCAAATCGCTGACGGCGTTAAACTCTGTTCGCAAGGTTGCCAGGTTGCTATTTGTTGTTGCAATGTTTGTCGTGTTTTGCGTTATCCTTGCGTTTGCGCTGGATATGTCCGACGTATTCTTCGAAATCTTCCCGTTTGCGGTTGTAATATCCGTTGTGATTTTCTCTATTTCGTTATAATAGTTTTTAACATTTAAAATCATAAAAAAGCACCTCCATACTAAATTATTAAACTGTGATTCTTTAGTATTTCGATGCCTTTTATCTTTTGTGCCTTATTAAATTTTTGTCTTTTGTTATGCGCCCATGTGTAAAATGTTCACTTTAACGTCAACACTGGGGATTGTTTCGGCCGTAAAGGTCAATTTGTTTGTACCCTGGGCCGTGCATTTGATACCCGCGCTTGCGTATTCGCTTAAACTGTCGTCGTGCGCCATAACCTGGACCGTCTTTGTTGCGTTCATTCCAACGACTTCGACTTCCTGCGCACCATTTACCCAACTATTTGCAGATAATGTGACGGTAAGCGATACGGGCATCGCATTAACAAGCATTGTTTCGGTGTTTTCGTCGATTAAATCCTGCAGATTGCCGAACCATTCTTCGAAGATTGCCTGGAACTGGGCGAACAATGTGTCGCTTGATACCTGGTCTATAAGTCCAGTAACCCAACCGCACAATTTTTCATTCGCGCGCGTGTCTTCGATGTTCGCCTGGGTAATTGCCGTCACGCCTGCGCCGATGTAAACATACGCCAGGCATTTTTCGGTAACGGTTGCGGTTTTTTCCATTGTCGGTTTTGTCGGGTTTGTTGCAAAATCCGAATATTTCAAGAAGGGAACCGCGCTTCGTACGTTGTCCGTTGCATCTGCGCGCACACACACCGCACAATATCGGTTCAATGTTACGTCGGACGCTTCAATCGTCAACGTGTGCGGGGTTGTGTTATTTACCCAACGACCGCCAAAACGACCGCGTCCCGTTGCAATTTGCACCGTCATACCTCCGCTTGCCTGGACCGCCATTTTGTCGCCCACGCTTTCAAATACGCCGTCTGTGATTAAACCTTCAAACATATTGTTCATTGCGTCGGCATTATAAATTCGGTCGCCGTTCACACTGTTAAAAAATCCATATTCCCACATTGTCGCACCTCCTAATTTTTAAACTGGGGGATTGTCTTTTCCCCCGTTTCGTCTTTGCTTTCGATTACGCTTGAAATTTGTACGTTTTTACTGATTCCGTATTTGTTTATTATCGATACAATATCGCCCATAAAAAAGTCGGTTCCGTATGTAAACGATACGTTTTCGATTTCGCCTTCGAATCCTTCTGTCATTCTCATTTCGGCCAGTTTTTCCGTTGCGCGTTCGTCCAATAATAACAAATACTGGTCCATGCTGATTTCGTCTTCACTTCCAGCGTTCCGCGAAATGTCTTTTGCATCTGTGAATATTTCGTGACGGTCAATCCCCGAAGCGTTCCCGACGGTCGTATAAATACGTTCTACGCCTTCGCCTTCGCCACCGCACAAAGAAACATTCGCAAAACCTTCGCTTTGCATTTCGTATTCGCTTGCGCTGATATTGTCGAAGAAGTCGGAAAAACACACGAAGGGCCGTTCCATTTGACTATAAGAACGGTTGACGCCCTGGTATAATTCAAACACAAGCGCACGACCCGAAATGTATACGTCCCAGCCGTAATTATACGCCAGGCATATTTCCGTTATAGCTTCGTCCAAAAAGTCGCCCGTCAACTGTTTTTCTATTTTGTCCGTAAAACCGACCGCCGTTCCCAGTTTCAAACCAGGAATAACGCGGGCCGTGTTCGTCGGATTGATTGCGTTTTCGTCAATCAAACGTCGGATTCCATTTTCCGCGGTTCCCGTTAAATTTGTTTGTTTCCAAACAATGCGGGAATGTAAAAGGAATTTTAATTCCCTGCCCGTGATTGTCAAATAGTCCCCGTTTTCGATGTCCGTTTTGATTCTAAAATTTTTAATAATCATTACGTTTTTATATGCCGTCACGCCGTCCACGACTGAAACGTCTTTGTCACGAACCAGGTAAAAGTCTTTTTGCAATAATGCCACCGCTTCCGCTGATGCGCTCAAATACAATTCAAAGTCCCCGACTTCGTTGTAACCTGGTCGCCATATAACGGACGAATACGAATCCACAACGCCGATTATTTCAAAGGATTTATTCAAAATATAAATATTCATTTATACACCCCCGAAAAGTTCCGTCGTGATAAATCGCAACTGGACGTTGTTTTTTCCACTGTCCGCGTTATATGTGAACACATTGTCGCCAGGAAACAATGTCAACCATGACGAATCCGCAACCATATTTCCCATGATGTTATATTCCACGCCGTCGCGCATTAACGTGATTCTTTTTTTGCCTGCGTGCGTATTGATTACAATTTCGTCGTTTGCCTGCATCGTGAAAATTAACTTTATATGGGTTTTGTGGAATACGTCATAAATTACGGGGTTCACGACTTCGCCGATTGCATAAAGTCGAATAATGATTCCGCTTTCGATGTCGCCTTCGTTTACGATGCTTTTTCGAATGTTGGTTGTGATTGCCGAAATTTCAACGCCACTTTTTGCAATCGAAAACGGGAACTCAAACAACGCCGAAATCGCGCTAAATGACGTCGTAATTTCTTCGACCGCTAAAAAGTACGGTTGCGGACATAAAATCGAAATTTGCGCCCGCTGGCGTTGTGCAAACGGGTCGATTTCGATTGTTTCGACTTCGCCTTCGATGTAAACGTCGCGGGACCCGTTGGAAAAGTAAATTTTTACGGTCTGCTTTAACGGGAAATATTTATACAACGCTATTCGGTTTGTTTCGACGTCGCCGTTGATATATGCGTAAATAACAATGTTTCGCTTGTCTACGCGCTTACTGTTTACCGTCATGCCGTCCGTTGTCGCGTTGCTGGTTGTGTTGACCGTTACCGCTGGGGGATTTAACCCCGTTATTTTATAAACGGTGTATGCTTCACTACTGGGGAAGTCCAGGACTTCCCCTTTGTGATTTTCGATTCTTAATTCAAACATTTACGCACCCCCCGCATAATTCAAAAGATTTTTGCTTTGTCTGTAAATTTCCAGGCGTGACAATGTTTTCGGACTATTGTTTGTCTGATAGAAATTATTTACAATTCCGCCACCGCCAAACAATGCGCCGTCGCCGAATCCTCCTTGCACTTCGCCCAGTACGTTCGTTGTTAAACTACGCATGGAAGACATAACACTTTTTGCGTTTTTGTCGATGCCGACCGCGATTCCTTCGGGAAGCCACTTTCCGACTTCGTCCGCCATAACTTTTGACGGGGAATTGATACCGAAAAATCCTTTTAACCAGTCTGTCACGTTTCCTACAAAGCTACTGATTTTATTTTTTAACCACTGGCCCGCGTCGTTTATACCCTTCCAAAGTCCTTTTACAATATCCGTTCCGATTGTAAGCATTTTTCCAGGCAATTCTTTAACCTTGTTGATTATGGTTTCAATAAAACTTTTCGCGATTTCGCGTCCCTTTGACAAAAGATTGCTTCGCCATTCTAAAATTTTGGTAATTACATTAACTAACCAGGTCCATATCTTCCCAGGTAATTCGCGGAAGAATGATACTATATTTTCGATTACTGGCGGAACTTCTTTTTGAATTGTGGCCGTAACATTTACCGCCCATTCGCTAAATTTGCCCCACGCTTGCACAAGCAAATCCCATAACATGGGGACAAGTTCTTTTAATATGTCAAAAATAACCGTGTTGATTGTCGGTACTTCGACAAAAAGTGCTTCCAATAATGCGGGAATTGCACGCACAATCGACATAAACATTTCGGTCGCGGTTTCTAATAACGTCGGGATTGCTGACACGATACCCGTTATAATTGCAATAATTACGTCGGGGATTGCATCATATAACGCATTTATCAAAACGGGGATTGCCTGCAAGACGCTTAACAATACTTGCAAGAATCCTTCCACAAGTACGGACTCCAAACTATACAAACCAGTTATAAGCGTTTCGATAATCTGCGGTAATGCGTCGATTAACGCGGGTAAAATTTGCGGGATTGCGTCCACGATTGCCATTATTAACGTGACCGCACCTTCCAGCAACGCCGAAACGCCATTTATAAGGCCGTTTACAATGCTTGTAATAATGTTCGGCAATGCCACGGATAACGCCTTAATAACGGTCGGTATTGCGTCCACGATTGACGCTAAAAACGTGATGCACGCTTCAATAAATACGGGAAGTTGTGTCATTAACGCATCTATAATTTGCGGAACCGCTTCGATTACCGCAAGAACAATTTGCGGAATTGCCGTCGCCAGCGTTTGCAAAACACTTCCTGCCAGTGTTAAAACAGTCGTGACAAGCTGGGGCAACGCTGACAAAATACCAGTGATTAAATTAACCACAAGCGACAAGCCCATTTGCACCAACTGGGGAAGCATGGTCGAAATCATGTTCACGCCCTGCATTATCATGTCCGAAATTGCCCCGCCGACTTGTTCGCCCGCGCCTTCCGTCCCGTCGATTAAACCCAGGAACCCGTCGCCCAGTGATTCGATGCTGGGAAGTAATGACGTCAAGATATTTGCGCCCATAAGTTTAAATTCGGTTGTAATCGGTTCAATTACCGCGCCGATGTTTGCCGTTGCGTCTGCCAGTTCTGATTGTGCGCGCTGGGCTTCGATAATATCGGCGTTTAATTCTTTGTACGATTCCGAAGCATCGCCCAAAATACTATCGGTCACGCCTAAAATATACGCCTGCTTTTCTGCTTCGGTCGAACACGCCTGCAGGCCCGCATTGAAGTCGTCTACACTGTACCCGACGCCCTCTAATAATTGCACATAAGCCCCAGTCGCTTCGTTTAATTTCAAAGTTTCGTTGGCGGATTCGTAGAATGTTTCGGGTTGCAACGCATCGCCAAAACGTCCCACAAGGCCCCCCGCAAGTTCGCTCCATTTTGCCAGGTCTTCTTCGGCATTTGCTAACAATGCAATTTGTTGCGATGCTTCGACGGCCTGGTCGGTTTCGCCGATAATAGAGAACAATTCTTTGTATGTTTCCGTTGCGGTATCGCCCGAAAATCCCGCCGTCGTGAACGCCGTTTCCAGCTTTCCTAATTCCTGGCGGTATTCCCTGGTTTCGTCGGCCAGGCTTGCAAGGCTTGAAATGCCGTCTTTCACGGCTCCGACAAACCCAGTCAACAAATTACCCGTGAAAACAGACAACGCGCCGTCAAGTACCGAAAAACCGCTTTCCACGTCTTCCGCTTCTTCGCCCATATCGTCCAGCACTTCCGCAACGGTCTTTCCTTCTTTTGACGCTTTCTTTTCCGCGTCGCTTACTTTCTGCAATTCATCGTTAAAATTCGCGATTTGCTTGTTTGTGTTCGCAATGGTCGCCTTTTGGTTGTTGATTTGTACGCGCAATTTGTCCGCCTGGACGGAACCTTCGCCCATTTCTTCGACGGTCTTTGCGTATTGTTCTTCTAAACTCTCTAAAATCGTCTTTTGCGATTTTAAATTACTGTCTAATTGTTTCAATTTCGCGCTGATGCCGTCCGTGCTTTTCGTCCAGTCGTCCATTGTGGCCGTTGTTGCCTTGAACTCACTGTTTGCAATGCTGATTTGTCGCTTCGCGTCCTGCATTGCTTCTTTTAGCTGGGATATATCCGCCCGAAATTTTAATGTTGTGTCGTTGTTGGTTGCCATTTTGCACCCCCTTTTTGCCTAATACCAGTTATCCCCCGCCTTTTTATAAATAACGCCGTTTTGAACGGTTGCGCCTTCGCCGTGCTTGCGTTCTGTCTGTCGTTGGTTATGCTTCAAAAGTCTTTTTATCAATAAAAATACTTCCCGCGCGGGATATTGCCGTATTTTAATCGGGTTTAAATCGTGGAATCGGTCGCATAATGTGACCGACATTTCGAACAATGTTTCATATACGGGCGTATCGTCGCCCGCATCTAGTTTTTTGAACCGTCCCCCAGTCCGTTTATTTCGGCCATTGCATAACGTACAATGTTCATAAAAAGGGGTACTAATTCTTTAATTTTTGTGTTTTTCAAGTCTTCGTCGGTCAATCCGTCGAAAACCTCTTTTAACAACGGTTTTACTTTCTTCATTGCAACAAGAATAACTTTTGCCAGTTCCGCATTGTCGTTCATTTTGTCAATGTCGATAATGTCGATTAAATCCTCAACCGTTCCGAACAAAATGTCTACGGTTTCGGTTGTATAAGTCTTTACGACTTCCTTTGTCTGCGGGTTATATATGTTTAATGTCAGTTGCATTTTGTTTTCCTCCTAAAATGGGCGGTAATAAATACCGCCCTTTTGATAATTAACTACGCTACGACGGTAATGTCGTCGGGTGTCTTAACTGTTTCGAAGAAGTTTTCTTCTGTAACGCCAGTGTTTACGCTAGTGTCTACGTTTACGGCCTTTGCGGTCTTCTTCTTGCCGTCAATAGTGAATTTATGCGCGGTATTGATACCCGTATAAACTAATTGCTGGCCCGTTGCGTCGGTTCCGTCGTTCTTTGTGCCGTGTTCGGAATCGGGAACATTGAATTTTCCCTTCATACGCCATACAAAAACTTCGGTTCCGTCGTTCTTTTCTGTGATGTAACCCATTGCGAAATATTTGGGGCTTCTTTCGCCTTCAACATACATTCCCTTCTTGTCGTCGTAATACTGGCCCGTAAGTTTTGCATTTACGTCGAATGGAATTGCTGATGCGTCCACGGTTACAGTGTCCGCGCCCGTTGAATCGATAACGATTGCGGGGTTGTTGTCGTAGTAATGTGTTTCGCTTGATGTTGCGGTGTTTCTTGTAAGTTTAGAAACGCCAGCAACGGGGAATACTTCGCCGAATGTGATTCCTTCCGCGTTGTCTGTCAATACCTCCGCACATACAAGATTTCGAATACCGCGCCACTCTTTAACTTCTGCCATTTTTGAATCCTCCTTGTTTATAAATCTTGACGGAAAAGGACTTCAATGCCCCGTCCCGTGTGTGTCTGTTCGTCGCTGTGGACGTCATACCCTGCGCCCGCAACGATAAACCCTTTTGATTCCAACTTTTCGCCAATGCCTGCCAGGACTTCCGCAACCTTTAACGGGTCAACCGAATAAAAATTGATACTATAAAGCCACTCAACGGCCTTTTTGACATTGTCGTAATGCGAAATAGTTGTGGTCGAATCGTTCCAAAATGTGAAAAAATTGTCGGGGTATGTTTCGTCGGGCAATAAACTTCCCTGCCGTAAAACGGGGAAATTAAACCCCGACAATGCTTCGATTAACAAATCTTCCATTTTTAGCCCTCCAATTCTTTCTTGATTCGTTCCATTATTACGTCCGCTTGTATGCGTCCGATTTCTTTTTGGTTCTGATACAAGGCCTTTTTCAAACCTTTAACGGGTTGCATACGTGGCGTTCCGTTGACGGCGGTTCCGTACGTCAAATAAATACTTTTTAGGCCCGATTCTTCAAACCGAAAACCGACTTTTACATATCCCACAAGCCCGTCCCATGTAACGGTCTTTGACTTGTCGATTGACTTCTTTGTTTCGCCCGTTGAATAACGCCCCTTTGCTGGTAGATTTACGATTGCTTTTTCCACTTGCGCGGTTGCGTATTCTTTCGACGCGATTAACGCATCGGACGTCGCGCTTTTCATAAGCGCATCGCCCCCCAGTCTGTCAAGTTTGCCGATTAGTTCCCCCATGCCTTCAAAGTCTAACCCGAATTTATTACGCGCCACCGTGTACCCTCCGAACCTTAAATTTTAAATACTGATGCCGTTCTTCGATGTCTTCGGGGTCGCCCATAACTTCGTATAGTTTCGCCCCGTACTGAATACGGCTTCCGCTTGTGATGTCGGGTCTATACCATGTTTCAATATTTGCCGTTTCGACAACCGAAAGAACGTCGTTCGAAGTGCTTTCCGTTCCGCCGTATGTCTTAAAAAGACAATTCAACGGCCCGACGTCTTTGTATTCCTTTTTTTGCACGCCCTTTACGGTCGTGTGTGTCGGATTCTGCAATATAACCCGTGTTGTAAATGCTCCGCTGGGTCTATACATGGTTTACCCCCTTGTCATAATTAAAATTTCAACCGAAACAATTTCGGTTATTGCGCTTTTGCTTCGGAATCCTACGGAATTTGTCGCTTGTGTGTACGCTTCCACGTTGGAATCCGACGCTTTTGCAAAAATAATATTGCTGGACGTTACCCCGCTAACATTTGCCGTTTGCGTGTAATATTCGCCACTTAAAACCCACGATGCGACGGGAAGATTTACCGTTGCCGTGGAACCGCGGAAAAATAACGCCTTTATCTTTTGAAAAAAATACGCTAGTCCGCTTTTATTCAACATTACGCCACCGCCTAACCCGTGACGATTGTGTCAATCTCTGCGTTTGTTATTGCGGTTATGTTGAATGTTTCGCCCAGCGAATCCCATACAGTACCGTCCCAGGCGTAATTTGCGCCCGTTGCGGTTACGTTGTAAACGTCGCCGACCGTGTTTCCCGTTGTCGGCAATGCCGAAACGGTTGCGACTGAACCTTTGTATTTATACATTGCCGTAATGTCGCTTTTTAGTGCGTATATGCTGGCGTTCCCGAATCCGTCCAGTTTGCCTTTGTCCGCGCTTGACATTAAACCGTTGCTTGTTGTTGTCGCTGGCGAATAAGTTGTGTTTGGTGTTCCTGCCAGTACGCCGTCCGTTATGGTAAGATTTGCCCCCACCTTCACGCCACCCAGGACGCTGGACGATGCCGTCGGCAATGTATAGTTGTTTGCGTTTGCTGATATTCCAGCAAGTTTTTGTTTTTCGTCTGTTGTGTAATCGTTTGTGGATAGTCCCTTCCCGCTGACGGTGTCAACCTTGCCAGCAAGTGCGGTTTTTATCTTTTGCCAAAAGTAAAGCAACCCGTTATCGTCTAAATATGCCAACTTTTAGCCCTCCATTATTTTTTCGATTTCGCGGTTTGTAATAGCCGTGACGGTCGCGTCGCCGTTTGCGCCCCTAATGTTCCGCGTCGGGGGATTTTCAAGCCCGCCGTTATTCGTCCATGACAAATTACTTTCGGCGTCAACGTGTGGCGTGAATACCGCCCCTTTTTCGCCTTTTACAATCTTAATGTCCGAATTATCAACGCTTATTCTTGACGGGGTCGCATCGGCTTGTATGATGCGTTTCTGTACGTCTGCTTTTACCATTGCGCGCCCTCCTAATAAATAACAACCGTACCGTTATTTAATGCCGTAATACTTGCGCCGTCTTTCTTGATTTTCAAAGAAAACGAATATGTCCCAGGCACTAACGCCAGCGATTCCGCTTCCGTAAACGTAAGCAAAACGCAATTATCCGTCACGCCCGAAATTTCCTTTGTCAACGGTCCGCAACTGAACACGATTTTGTCGTCTTCGGCAATTTCCACGCCTTCAATGTTCACGGGGAACGTGATTCCGTAGTCCCCAGCACCGAACGCGATTATTTTGCCACTTGCCAGCGCATAAACTAACTGGGTCACACGCTGGAAGAAGTATTCGGATAATTTACCCGCACCGTTGTTATAGTTCCATAAATCCGATACACCGCGGGCGATAACGCCAGCGGAAACGTCGGAATCGATAATTTCGGAAGGAACGCCACCGCGTAGCATAAAGTCTTTGATTTCGGCAATATATACGTTTAACGTGTCGTCCTGGAAATCTCCCGTAATACCTAATGCGTTTTTAACCTTTTCCAATGTTCCCGCCATTGTTACACCCTCCTATTTTTTAGGCTTCTGCGCCTTTTTTGATGATGATAACGCCGTTTGCGTCTGCCAGCTTACCGTCACAAATCAAAATGCACTTGTTCTTGATTTCGTTTGTGTCGTTGTCTACCCATTTAACGGTCGTCAATTCAAGATTAGAATTGATAACGTAATCTGTGGGTTTCAAGAATACCGCTACAACGTCGCCCACGGTTGCATCTTCGTAAGCAGGCAAGCAACCGTCTTCCACGGTTTCCACGTTCTTGCCCATGAAACGGTATTTTTCTTCGCCGTCGATGCCGTAATTTGTACGACCAATGGGCTGGCCCTGCTTGTCAACCATTCCGTCAATGTAACCGTCGAATGTTGCCTGGTTCATAAAGAACACACCGTCGCGATATGCTTTCTTCATTCCTGCTTTAACTTTTGTATGCCATGCGGACCATGAAGCGAATTCGCTAGGGGACATTGTAACGACGTTTGTTACGCGTGTGTCGTTTACGATACCCTGGGGCTGGGTTGTACCGTTACCGTTGAAAATAGCGATTTCCAATGCCTTAACGATTGCTTCGGTTGCAAGGGGTACAAATAACGCCTGGAACTCGTCAATAGTTGTTACGCTAACAAGTAAAGACTGGGCGATTTTGCACTCTAAACCGAAGTAAGAGAATGAAATAGAAGTCTTTGCGTCCAACTTCTGCGCGTCCGAACTTGCTTCGCCTACCCATGAAGCGGTCGGCTTTAATGAAAGAACGGGGATTGCAACGCCACCCTTTACGTTCAACTTTCTAACAAGCGCGTATACGTTGCCGTAAGATTCCATGTTCTTAACGATTTCTTTAACAATCGTTGTCGGGATAACCGCGCCCGCATCTGCTGACATTGTTGCGTCGCGTAATTCTGCGGGAATCTGTGTTCCACGGCATACAAATTCCATAAATGCGTTGCGATACTCTGCGGATTCTGTCTTGTCGCTTGACGGAACCGCGCTTCTTGTTGCAAAACTTCCCACAACCTGGGCGTTTACTAATGCGGAACGGCCTTCGCCTTCGCCTGCGCCTGCGTTTGCTTCGTCTTCCTCAATCTTTGCAAGCTGGGCTTCTGCTTCTTCGATTTCCTGGCGAAGTTTAGAAAGTGTTTCGCCCAATGCGCGAACTTCCGCTAAATCCTGGGACGCATCGCTTCTTTTCTGTACGTCTGCCATTTCGTTTTTCTTTCTTGCAATAAGTGCCATTAAAAATTTCTTCATCGTGAAATCCTCCTTGTTTTGTCGCTTTTTCGCGATTTTGTGTTTAAAAAATTTTGTTACGGTTTTTTGCCTTTTCCAATTCCAGGGCGTTTTCGCTATCCAGCGAACGGCGTTTCGCGCTTTCCAGTGCGTCGCGTGCATTATCCAATGCGCCACGGGCCGAAATCTCTGTATCGTTATAGGCGGGGAAAGTAACGGCCGATACTTCGTAAACGGCGTCGATTTCCTTAATGCGTCTTGTGGGGTGTTCTGATTCCAGGTCGTCCCACTCGTCGCGTTTTATAGTAAACATGAACGACATTCCCGTAATATCGCCACGTTTTACCGCTGAATATAAGTTGCGGGCGTCCGTGTTGTTCTCGGTGTCAAGATTTACACGAATCGCCATGCCTTCCGCGTCGATTTCCATTTGCATCGTTGAATTTTCGTTGTTGTTCCTGCTTCGTGCAAGTGGAATCATATCTGTATTATGATTAACAAGGAAACGAACGTCTTTTAAATTCGCCTTGTCAAGTGCGCCTTTTTCGATGATTTCGTCGAAGAATCCTAAATCGGTTCGCGAATCGTACACAATAGGCCGTCCGACGATATGGTCGCCGTGTTTTTCGTTCTTTTCTGCGCGTATTTCAAAGTTATATGCGCGTTTAATTGCTTCCGTCTGCATTGTCTGTCCCTCCCGTTTGGTATTTGGTTGCGATGTTTACATCGACATAATTTAACGATTGTTTGCGCTGGCCTTCAAGTTCTTTCAAAGGTTTTAAACCTAACGCCACACGCTTTTCGTTTTCATATAATGCGCCACTGTCGCCCAATAATCTAATCATTTCCAGCGTTTGTGTTACGCTCATAAAAATTAAATCTTTCGGGTAAAAGTTGACCTTGTTTCGGTGTGATTTTTCGCCAGTCGTGAACAATGTTTTTGTGAACGCCTGGGAATACTTAATAACAAGACTTTCGATTGTCTTTTGGTAAAAGGCTTCGTATTGTTCCTTTGTAAAGTCGCCCGTAAGAATCGGCAACGAAACGCCGTAATTTCTTAAAATCTTTTCGTCGATAAATTTAAGTGTTTCGGAATCCACCAATTTTATATCTTTTGAAATCGGTATATATTCCGCCTTTAAATCCAGCGGGAACAATCCGCTTTCGCAATTCTTCAACTTGTCTTCAAGTTCGTTCATTGCTTCCCTGGTTTCGCCTTTATCCATTAACGTATTGTATTTAACGACCGCATTAACGGCGTATGATGCTTTCATCGCTTTGGCGATTCCCTGCAATAAAATGTGATTTAATTCTAATGTTTTCAACAACGCGCCGTTGTCGGGCTGGCCTGCTTCGTTTCCGCCCATGAAATCATTTACCGAAAAACGGTGTTTAATGTGTATTACGTCGGAATACGGGACCGTATAACATTCGCCGTTTGCGAATGAAAACTTTGTGTATAACGTGTTGCTGGCGTCTTCGATAAAATCAACCTGGGACGGCAAAATGGGGTACAATCCGTCGTATGTTCGACTGATGTTCCCTTTTTCGTCTTTCTTTTCGTAATACGTCGGAACGATAAACACGTTATAATTCAAGAACAACAACCATGTTATTTTTTCCAAAAATTCGCTTGTTGTCATTCGCGGATTGGGATTGTTTAAAACCGTCTGCAGACTACTATTTACGGGCGCAATGTCCGTTCCGTCTTGTCTGTCGTGTTCGGGCCTTAATTTCGACATTTCCGTCGCTATGCACCCGATTGCCTGCTGGACAACGTCGGACGCGTAAATGCTCGTCCCGAATTGCGAAAATATGGGCGTGCTTCCGTTCATTGTCTGCGCGTGTCTTGTTTTCGGGTTTATTTTATTCCAAAGGTCACTAAACCAACCCATTTATACACCTCCTACCAGTTGTTTGAATTCTGTTCTGTTTTGTCTATACATTTCGTATAAAATTATCAATGTTACCGCGCCGTCGATACGTTTTGACGGTTCCGTCTTTATGCAAATACATTGTGCAAGGTCATTGACCTTTATACTTGCATTTTTCAAGCACCATTTATCCATTTCGTTTTCGTTGTAGTTGATAAGCTGGTGTCGGAAATCCGATTCAACCAATTTCATCGCATTACTTAATGTTTGCGCGTTCTGTGGTATCAAAAACAATTCTTCATTTTTCTTCGTCCACCCGTAATAATCCATGCGGTTTAACCAGGCTTTCGAAAACTTTTGGTCGTAACCGCAACGCCATAACCTTATATTGTGGTCGTTATATAGCGAATAAAACCAGTCTGCAACCAATGACAAGTCGATGTCGTTGCCCTCCGTGATTGTTAAATAACCAGCTTCGGCCCATTCCTTATATTTTGCCCCCGCGTTGCGGTCGTCGGAATCTTCCAACTTGCTTTCGGGTATAAAATACATTGTATGAATATATTTTGTCGGGTCGTTCGGTCGCATTAACAAGATTTTTGCGCACGTCAAGTCGGTTGTTTCGGATAAGTCAACCGCACCCAGCGCGTAGCAATTTTCGAAGTCCTTTAAATCGTAAACGGCCTTATAGTTGTAATCTTCAAGATTTAACCATGATTGCGCCGTGTTCTGCTTAATATTAAAGTCCTTGCATAATACAAAAATCTTTGTCCCCTTGTCCTGCTTCGCTTTCGCGACTTGCTTTTCTAGGTAATTCCACTTTTTAACGCCGTGAATTAACGTCGGATTGCTTTTTACCCAGCTTTTGGGGTTCTGCCATACTTCCGCTTCGGAATCCTGGGTGTATAACCACGGCAAAAATGCAATCGCGTCGGGGTCGTCGTCTTCGATTTCCCCGTTTATGACCTTGCGGGCATATTTTAACTCTTTATCCAGGTAGCCGTCCGTTATCATGCCTTCGGTTGTCATATTGATAAACAACGGTTCGTCTTTCAATGACTGGGATTGTTCGCCCGCCATTGCGATTTCGTTGTCTTTCATCATGTTAGATTCGTCCAGCAAAAAAACGTCGATGTCGCGCCCCTCTTTGTTGCGCGTGCGGTCTGAAATCTTTATGATTTCACTATTATTCGTTTTATTGTAAATATGTGACTGGTTTCTTGCGCTGTCCTGGTCGTTCGGGTCAAGCATACGGCGCATGGTGTCCATTTTGCCGTAATTGATTGTCGCTTGCGCATCGTCATTCGACGAACAACATATAACCGACCCAGCGTTACCCATAAAAAATTCGGTTAAACCGATTGCGGAACACGTTTCCGACTTTGTGTTCTTCCTGGCAATAATCAATAAAACCTTTTGGAACCGTCGAAGCGTGGTCGCGGACATTTTAAACGAATAAATCGCTTCAATAAACGCCTTTTGCCATAACATTAAAATCATGGGTTTACCGTAGAACGGGGATTTTGTTAGTTTGATGCAATTTTCCATAAAGTGCATACGTTCCAACGCGTCCCGCGTGTCATATATAAAGGCGTCATTGTAGAAATCTTCCCGCAAGCGTTCCAATTCAAGCCACAATTCACGGCCGACGATGATTTCGCCCGTTTCGATGCGGGCGTGATATTCCAGTAAAAAGGAATTGTCGGGCGTCCATATTGTTTTATTTTGAATTAACATTTAACGCGCGCTCCCTAAAATACTTTCGCAACGGGCTTTCTTCGTCGTCTGTATTATCCAGGCGTTTGTCCCTATAAATCACATTTTCAATTACTTTTATGCAATTTATATACTGTTGCAAAAACTCTTTATACATTTTTGACGCTGGCGTGTTCTTCTGCATGGACGGGTCCTTCGGGTGTACCTTAATAAATGGGTACTGTTTCAGTTCGTCCAGCTTGCCTTCCAAGAATACGGCTTCGACGATTACGTCTTGCAATAATTCCAGGTTTTCTTCGCCTACCAGCTTTTCGATTTCTTCCCGTCTGCTCATTTTTTAAACCTCTTTGAAAAACATTGTTTCGGGTTTGTCTATAAAACTTTTTACCGCGCTCAATGTCATATTACCGCAAGCCATAACACGGAATGTCGGAATGTCTACAATGTAAACCGTCGCGCCCGCGTTCATTTCTGCCAGTACGTTTTCTTTTTCGATTGCTTCGTACATGGTTTAGTCCTCCTTCTTTTTGCGGGGTTTCTTTGTTTCCTGGGTTGCTTCTGCAATCTTTTCACAAAGAACAATTCCCGAAGCGTTTTCGGCCGATGTAAGCGCACGTCCACGCGCTTCGCTTACTGTCAAAACTTCGCCGACATTGATTCCGCGTTTTAATTCACGGTCAAAATATTTTACAATACACTTTACTTTCATTTTGTCGCCCTCCTGCGTATTATTTTGTTTAGAAAGCCACGACGCGGGCTTGCACCGCGTTGCTCATGTGTCCCGTGGCCGAAAGGAAGTAAAAATATGAAAAAGAAAACCTACCTTTTTAAAATTCGGGCCATTTCCTCCGAAAAATCTCGTTAAATTTTCGATTCTGTGGAAATCGTGACCCTTCCAACAGTCCCCC